GTTGATTGTACGATTTTATAACTCAAAACCAAAAGGGAATGCCTCTATTCAAATGTAAATGCTCACCAGGAGAGGAGATATTAATCTCAAGCGTAACGATTAAATACGTCGAGGGCGAGGGAATCGTTCACGATGCACAATGTGAAAAGTGCGACAATTATATGAAGCTCGCTTATCCAAAAGATGGAGAGTGCGCTGGCTTCACTTCTAATAATATGGGACAACTATAAATAAAACAACATGACAGATTTACAACAGTCGATTTACGATTTAAAGCTCTTGCAATATGGAGCTATGAAAACTCTCACTCCTGGAGTTCAGGCGATGATTTACACGCTCAGTTGTGTAGAGTCGGAGGAGCAGATACTACAAAAGTATTGTGATATACATGGCACGTGCTACATGGTGACAGGAAAGAGTGGCGATGTATACAGCAGAGCGCGTCCAGAGTGGCAACAGCTTAAGGAGGCGAGGATGCGAAAACAAGCGATTATAGCTCACTTGGAGAGATGGGCTGGAGATGGAGTCGAGGGCGAGGATGAGCTTAAGGAGTTTCTACAATGATAACCTTAACTAACGAGGATAATATGGAGTTAATGAAACGATATGAAAATAATCATTTTGATTTAGCTATTGTTGATCCTCCTTATGGGGGTAATGACGCAATAGATTTAACGGATAACAAAGGCGGAAAAAAACAAGCAACTAAAAGAACTGATTACAATGGTTTTGAAAATATAGCTCCACCAATAGAATACTTTGAAGAATTGAAGAGAGTTAGTAAGAATCAAATAATATGGGGAGTAAATTTTTATAAAAACTTTGGATTAAGTGGTGGGAGGTTATGTTGGGATAAGAAAGGAACTGCATTTGGTAGAGCTGAGTTAGCTTACCTATCAATGACTAAGAGCGTGAATGTTTGCGATATAACTTGGAACGGAATGATTCAGCACGATATGAAGAATAAAGAAATTAGAATACACCCCACACAAAAACCCGTCAAGCTCTACGAATGGTTGTTAATGAACTACGCAAAAGAAGGGGATAAGATACTCGACACACACTTAGGAAGTGGGTCAATAGCAATCGCGTGTCATAACTTAGGCTTTGACTTAACAGGTTGTGAGCTAGATACTGAGTACTACGATGCAGCGTGTAAGCGATTAAAACGACACCAGGCACAATTAACGATATTTTGAGCTACTATTTTGACGAAGAAGCAGCAAATAAAGCTGTATTATTTATAGAGAAATTTTGCTCCCATGTGAAGGGAGAGCTCGCTGGTGCTCCATTTATCCTCGAGAAGTGGCAAAAGGAGGATATAGTGCGCCCCTTGTTTGGCTGGAAAGATGAGGAGACGGGATTGAGGCGATATCGCTTCTGTTATGTTGAGATACCTCGAAAGAATGGGAAAAGCAACCTCGCAGCTGCGCTCATCCTTTATCTACTATTTGCAGATAATGAACCAGGTTCAGAACTGATTTCAGCGGCCGGGGATCGCGGACAAGCGAATATCGTCTTCAGCATAGCTCAGGAGATGATAAAGAATAATAAGCATCTTCGCTCTCGCTGTAAAGTGCTACGCAACACAATCGAGTACAAAAGCTCCTGGTACAAAAGTATCTCAGCGGAGGCTTATACGAAGCACGGCTTGAATTGTCATGGTATCATTTTCGATGAGCTCCACACGCAACCGAATCGCGATCTCTTCGACGTTTTAACAACTTCAGTAGGCTCGAGGAGGCAACCAGTGATAATCGCACTCACTACAGCTGGACACGATAGAGCGAGTATCTGCTATGAGATGCACGAGTACAGCGAAGCGGTTTTGAGTGGCACGATAGAAGACGACACATTTTTACCTGTACTTTATCGAGCTAGTTCACAAGATGACTGGACCAAAGAAGAGACATGGAAAAAAGCTAACCCGGGTTATGGCACTATATGCAACAAAGCATATTTTACTGATGCGGTAAAGAAAGCGAAAAGTAATCCCTCGATGATAAACAGCTTTATGCGCTTACATCTCAACATTTGGACCAGCTCAGAGAGTGCGTGGATTCCCGATGAGATATTTATGAAGGGCGCAAAAGACATTCCATATGACAGATTAGCGAGCTTACCAGCTTACGGGGGGCTCGATTTAGCGAGTACACAAGATTTAACAGCGTTTGCTCTCATCTTTCGAGATGACGAGAATAAGTGCTTCTATCTCCTTGTGCACCAGTTCGTAAACGCTGAAAAGGCTCACAGCAAGAAATTAGCTGCTGGAATCGACTATTTGCAGTATCAGAGAGACGGAGATATAACAATCTCTCCTGGTAATGTCACAGATTACAGAGTCGTTAAGCAGTACATCCTGGACCAATGCGCAAAATATGACGTTCGCGAAATTGGTTTTGATCCTCGATTTAGTACATACATCGTAGCAGAGCTTGTCGAAGATGATATTGTTATGGTTCCTATGGCTCAGAATATAACGAGCATGAATGGACCGACAAAGGAATTTGAAATGGAAGTTATGCGAGGTAATATCATCCACGGAGGCAATAAGTGCCTAAGATGGCAAATGGGATGCGCTGTAATCTACACAGACGTAAACGAGAACAAGCGAGTGACCAAAGAACAGAAAGAAAACAAGAAAGTTGATGGAGTTATAGCGTCTATCATCGCTATGAATAGCTATGTACAGAACACAATCGAAGGTGATGATGAATACTTATTGGAGATATTCTCTCTATAAAGCTTGACTTTACCGATTATTTGTCGTATACTCCGCGCGAATGAGCACATTTAGAGACAGAATAAAGGCGTTATTTCGTAGAGTTGGACCTTTCGATCCAAATACAATCGCTTCTGAAATGGGGCTCTATCCGATGACAAAATCGGGAGCTACAATTAACGAAAGTAGCGCGATGGCGATAAGCACAGTTTATGCCTGTGTGTATAAGATATCCTCAACGATTGCCTCTCTTGGTTTAGAGGTTTATGAGCGTGAGGGACGCAATATCGTACAGGCGAATGTGCATCCAGCTTACAACCTGGTAAAAACTAAACCAAACAATCACCAAACAGCTTATGAGTTCTGGGAGTCTATTACAGCGAGTGCTGTTATTTATGGCGTAGGTTATGCAATAATCGAGAGAGACGATAGAGGGCACGCGACACAGTTAATCCCGGTCCACTATTCAGATGTAGACCTTCGCAATGTAAAAGGAGAGAGAGTTTATAGCATTAAGGATGTTGGGATAGTACGTCCTGAGAATATGCTTGAGATATGCAACCTCCAGCGTATGAGCCCGATTCGATTACATAGAGAGAATTTAGGTCTAGCGAAAAGTGCTCAAGATTTTGGAGCTGAGTACTTCGGTCAGTCAGGACAAATGACTGGTGTACTCTCTTCAGAGCAACCACTTAAAAAAGAGCAGATGGATGTTATCCAGGGCTCTTGGAATAATGGAGCAGCTCAAGCTGGTACTAAATTAATGCCTTTCGGCTTTAAATATCAGAGGATTTCAATATCTCCAGACGAAGCGCAGTTCATTCAGACTCGCGCTTTTCAGGCTGAAGAGATATGCAGAATTTTCAACGTGCCGACAGCATTGGTCCAGCTCCCTTCTCAAACGACATACAATAACGTAGAGCAGCAGAATCTCATGTTTGCTCGACATACTATCGTGCCCTGGACGCAAAGAATAGAACAAGAGATTGACAGAAAGTTAATTCCTTCATTTGACAGAGATGTAATTTTCAGCAAGTTTAAGCTCTCCGATTTACAAAGAGGAGATAGTGCAGCTCGTGCGAATTACTTTACTCAGATGCTACAGAATGGAGTTTTAAGTATAAACGAAGTGAGACAGGAGGAGCAGCTCAACCCCGTAACTGGAGGAGATGTTCACTGTGTCCAGGTAAACCAGATTGCACTCGATAAACTACAAGCCTACAGCGAGTCAATCTCAAAAAGCAATGAAGATGGATGATGAGAAAAGAGACGAGCTATTAACAGCAGCTCACTACTCAAAATATGACAGCACTCTCGAGGTACGAGAGGAAGACGGAGAGATGATAATTGAAGGTTATGCAGCTCTTTACAACAGCGAGACAGATTTGGGAGTATTCAGAGAGAGCATCTCTCCAGGTGCATTCGATGATGTACTTAATGACGATGTTCGCGCTTTAATCAATCACGATCCTTCTCTTATTTTAGGGAGGAGTTCAGCTGGTACACTTGAGCTATCAACAGATGAGCATGGATTGAAGTACAGAGTAAAACTGGGAGAGCAACAATATGCAAAAGACCTTTATACAAGTATTAAAAGAGGTGATATCTCGCAATCTTCGTTTGCGTTTACGATTGAAGATCAGAGCTGGAGCGAAGACAGGAGCACGCGGAAAGTTGAGAAAGTGGCTAAGTTATTGGACGTTTCGCCAGTGACATATCCAGCGTACAAAAGTGCGACAGTGGCTGCACGAAAAGAGGAGGAGCCCAAAGAAATTAGAACAGCTGAAGTGAAAAACAGCGAAGATGATAAATGTGTTACAGTTAAAAAAATAAAAAGTAAAAAAATGGATTTAAATGAGATGAAGTCTCTACGTAGTAAAAACTACGAGGAGCACGTGTCTTTAATGGCTTCAGCTGACAGCGAAGGTCGTGAAATGACAAACGAGGAGGAGGCGAGAGCTGACTACCTAGAGAGCGAAAATGTACGTCTTGATAACAAGATCAAGCGTCGTAAAGCTCATGAAGATATGATAGCACGCCAAGCACATTTCGCTGGAAGCTCAGTATCTGAGACAAAAGAGCTAGACAAAGTTAACCGCTCATTCTCTCTCTCGAGAGCTGTACAAGCGGTTTCTCATGGTAAAGGGCTCGAGGGTGCAGAAGCAGAATGGGCTCAAGAGGCACGCTCTGAGATGCAGTCGAGAGGCATTCAGATGAGTGGACAGATTGGTATTCCAGAGGCGGCTTTGTTTCGCGCTGGAGGTCCAGACGATTTTCAAACTACAGGAGACGGAAACGGATTCGTAGCTACAAATGTACCAGGAGTAATCGAGGCTCTTAGAGCTCCAACATTAATTGAAACGCTCGGAGCGACAACAATTAACGGAGCGACTGGTAACTTGAAGTTCCCTCGCGTTTCAACTAAAGCTGGAGCAGCAGAACCAGATACTCCAGATAACGAAGTCGGATTAGATGCTGCATCAGGGCTAGCTCTCGATGAGTTAACACTAACTCCTACTAGAGTATCGAATACATCGAAGTTTTCTAAAATGCTTATACAGCAAGGAGGATCACAAGTTGATACATTAATCGCACGTGAGCTCGCTGCTGGTATTAATGAGGTGATTGATAAGGCTGCACTTGTTAAGGCTCTAGGAACTGCTACAACATTAACAGCAGCTGTGACTGGTCCAGATTTCTTCTCTTTAGAATCTGCAGTATTAGCAGCTGGAGGTAATATCTCTAACGGCAAATGGGTGATGAGTCCGAGCGCATGGAAGGCTTCACGAAGCATGGCAGCAGTTCAATCTGTGGATGCTTTCTGGAACGGTCAAAGTTTTGACGGCTTCCCAGCTTATGGAACACCAAACTTACTCGACTCCGCTGCAGGTGAAGGTCAGGTTATTTTTGGAGATTGGGCTGCTGGTTTAATTTTGGCGTACTTTGGTGGCCTTGATTTATTAGTTGATCCATATTCATCTGCTGGCAATGGTCAGGTGAATCTGCACATGAATAAGTTTTATGATTGTGATGTTAGACAAGCTGGAGCTTTTAAAAGCTTAGCAGCTGTGGCAAACGTTGACCCAGCGTAATAAGTTAAACAATAACAGGAACGGGGGGCGAGTTGACGCTCGTCCCCTCTTTTTGTATAATACTCAGATATGAAGTTTACAGTAGCAGATAACCCAACAGGAACTAATATCGTATCTCTCGCAGATATGAAGGAATTTTTGCGCGTGGATCACAGCGACGAAGACACTACAATATCAGAGATAATAACGAGCGCAGCAATCGCTGTACAAGATTATACAGGGCGAGTATTTGTGAGTACTACCTGGACACTCAATCTCGACTATTTTCACAATACAGAGATACCAGCAGAGATAGGATCCGTTACAAGTGTGACTTACTACGACAGCGCAAACGCTCAACAGACTCTGGACGTTTCTAAGTACTATTCCGACGCTTCGAGAGAGCCAGCGAGAATTGCTTTTCTCAATCCTCCATCGACTTTCGATGACAGATTTAACGCTGTCACGATTACTGGAGGGATGGGCAAACAAGCGACACCAGCAATAAAGCACGCAATAAAAATGCTTGCATCGCATTACTACGAAAATAGACGGGCTGTAATCGTAGGCGTTAAAGCTTCAAAGATTCCATTAGGGATTGAGGCAATATTAAACCCGTACAGAATTATCTCCCTTGTATGAACATCGGAGCACTAGATAGAAGAATAGTTTTACAACGCCCTAACTCAGTAGCAAATGACTACGGAGAGAAGGTTGTTACCTGGCTCACGTACGCGACTGTTTGGGCTGCGATAGATCGTAAGCCATCAGTGACAGAGCGAGTCAGCGGTGAGCAGATGCTTTCTTTTCAGCAAGTCGTGTTCAATATACGCTATTCAACTACAGTGAACATCCTCGAGGCTTCTCATAGAGTGAGCTACGATGGCAAGATATATAACGTTCTTGGAGTTCAAGAGGTCGGGAGACAGGAGCAGCTAAGAGTCGTCACAGAATTACGCGAGAACTCATGAGTGTAACTGTCACAGGAACTAATGAGCTGTTTAAAAACATTGATAAACTCGCGAAGTGGAGTATTAAAGATTCCAAAGCTCTCCAGGATGTAGGGCACAGAGTCGGTGCGGTTTATGCTAATTACATCAAATCAAATGTTAAGGACCTTGGTAAAGATATCAAGGTAAGAGGTACAAAAGTGAAGTCAGGACAGCTGAGAAGATCGGGCGGTACATGGCAACCAGATAAGAACAGAAATACAATAATGGGAGGACCTCGTACGAATGCAATCGGGCGAAGAAAAACCAAGAAAGCAGACGATGGATGGTTTGCTCACATAGTTGAAAAGGGTGATTTCGGTCCAAGATTTGGAGGTAAGCACAGGACGCAAAACACAGGTGTATTCTCTCGAGGCATGAAGGCGACAACGAACAGAAGTTTAAAGCTCCAGGAGATACTACTTAAAAAGAACTTCGCAAAATACACAAAGAAGTTATGACAGTCGGAAAAGCTATATATAACATCCTCACAAACGATGCGACAGTGAGTGGAATAGTTGGAACGAATATCTATCCAGAGATTGCTCCTCCTAATATCGACGTTCCTTATATCGTGTACAGTGTTCTCTCGAATACTCCAAGCGACTCAAAGGAGGATGGCGGAGCTGTAGACGTTTCTAATATCGAGGTGTACAACTTTCAAAGCACGTACAATAACGCTATAGATTTAGGCGTGGCTGTTCGTGCTGCACTGGATCGCAAAAATGGAACGTATGGAGGCGTTAAGCTTCAATCCATTCAATACTCCAACGAACAGATGGACGTTAACGAAACGAGACACATTTGGGTGTCGATACAAGATTACTCAGTAAGAACTAAAAATATATGAAATGGGAGATTTAATTGTTAATCACTGGCAAGCTATTTTGTTTGCTTTATTAATCGCAGCGAGGGCGATATTCTCACTCGTGCCGTCAGACAATCCAGCGGTCAAAATATTTGGATGGATAGATTTAATTATAACAGCTCTTGTCGGAGGTGACAAGCGTAAAAACAAAAAAAAATAAAATAAGATGTCACAAACAACAGGACTAATTAACGGATCCAATTTAAGGATCATGCTGGCAGCAGATGGAGCCACACCCGTCATGGTCGATAACATAACGGATTGTTCAATATCAGTCTCTAGCGAGATGAAAGACACGAGCGTAAAAGAGGACGGAGGATTCAGAGCTGTGCTTCCAGGTAGAGTGTCAGCTACTGTAAACTTCACAGCTTACTTTGAGGAGGCAGCTACGACTGGATATGTTCAGATTATGCCATTGCAATTGGCTGGAACGAAACTCGATGCTAAGTTTACTCAAATGATTGGTACAGCAACAGCAGAGAACTCTGGTGATCACGCATTTACTTTTGAGGCATTTGTAGTAAGTTGCGATTTAAATGGAGGCGTAGAAGATACAGCCACTTACTCTGTGAGCTTGGAGGTTGTTGGAACAATAGTTTACGCAGCTATTTCGTAACATGAAAATCGAACTAAATAACATAAGCTATCCAGTAAAGGCTACAATGAGAGCCTGGAGAGCATTTGAAAAAGCGACAGGAGTTAAGGTTGTCGAAGTTGACGCTTCAGATATCACCTTAATCCCAGAGCTAATTTACTACTTCGTAGTGGATGGATGTAAAGCGCAAGGTATGGAGTTCGGCTTAGATGTAGAGGAGTGGCTGGGGATGATACAGGTAAGCGACTTACCGAAGTTAATCGCAGTTATGGAAGAGGCGATGGGAGGAAACTCTAAAGCTGGAGGAAAAAAAAAGGCAAAGATGAGCCAATAACGTGGAGGAGGATTGAGGAGCTGGGGCTGGGCTTATTAGGTCTGTCCCCAGATTCTCTCTACTCTCTCACGTTTAAGGAGTTCGGGAATGCCGTACGTGGAAAAAAGGAAAGCGAGGAGATGCTGGAGCGTTCCAACTGGGAGCGTACCAGGTGGCAAACTTCGCTACTTCTAAACGTACACACGAAAAAAGGGAGCAAAATATCTCCCAGAGATTTAGCGGTATTCCCTTGGGAAAAGAAAAGGAAAAAAGCTAAAAAAGATAATAAAGGCTGGGATATGTTTAAAGCTCTCGCAGTTAAAAAGAAGTAACATGGCAAAGTTAGGAGATTTAGTTGTACGGATAGGAGCAGATACAAGAGGCTTAAATAAGAGTCTCGGGAAAGTCCAGCGCAATATGCGCTCGATGACGAGTAACTTTACGAAGCTCGGTACTTCTATGACTAAAGCTATAACGCTTCCCTTGTTAGGGATTGGAGCAATGGCTATAAAGAGTGCAGCGGACCTCGAGAAGATGGAGACAAGTTTCATCTCTCTCACTGGAGGAGTCGAAGAGGCTGCAGCGATGATGAAGCAGTTGAACGAGTTCACAGCTAAAACCCCTTTTCAGATAGATGCGGTTGCGACATCAGCTCGACAGCTTATCGCTTCAGGGACAGGGATTGCAGAGGTTAACGAACAACTCCAGTTTTTAGGAGATATCGCAGCTACAACAGGTAACCCAATAAATGAGATTGCAGCTATTTTCGCAAAGGTTAACGCCAAAGGTAAGGTCGAGCTCGAGAATTTAAACCAGCTTGCAGAGAGAGGCATTCCAGTATTTGAAGGTTTAGCGAAGGCGACTGGATTGCTTCCAAGTGAGCTAGGAGCTGGAGCTGTCAGCGTTGAGCAGTTTAACGATTTTTTAAAGGGTTTATCTGAAGAAGGGGGGTTTGCAGAAGGCGCGATGGAGAGACTCTCTCAAACGGCTTCTGGCAAGTTCAGCACAGCACTCGACAACTTGAAGCTTGCTGGAGCTTCTCTAGCGGAGTCTCTGCTTCCTATATTAAGTGACTTATTAGATCACGTGGTGGACCTGGCACAAAGTTTTGTCGACCTCTCTCCAGAGACTAAAAAGATGATTTTAATTTTTGGGGGTGTTGTTTCTGCACTTGGTCCATTACTTGTTATAATCCCACAAATAATTGCGGGGCTTCCATTAATAACAAGCGCATTCGTTGCCATGACTGGTCCAATAGGTTTGGCTGTTATAGGAGTTACAGCTCTTATCGGGACAGTTGCTGCGCTTGTTAAAGCAAATAAAGACATCCCATCTACGCTCGAGAGAGCGAATCAAGCGGTAAGGGATCACAGCACAGAGGTGCGGTTTTTAGTAGGTCAGTATAAAGACGAGACGAAATCTCTTGAAGATAGAAAAAGGATATTAGGGAGGCTCGCAGAGATTGACGCGACACACTTTGGAAACTTAGAGGCTGAGAAGACCACTTATAACGATTTAGTTAAAAACCTCGACGCGTATACAGCGTCTCTCAGGCGTAACTATCTGGAGAAGTCATTTGCAGAGCAAGGCTCCGCTCTTTTCGGTACTCTCGCAGATGATGAAGCAGCGATAAACGATAAACGTGCAACATTACAAAAGGCAATTGATATCGAAGCAGACGCTAATTTTATAACAAGAGAAGCAGCAAAGAAAAATAGAATACAGATTGAAGGTGAGCTCCAAGATTTACAAGATCAAAGAGATCAAACGTTGTTCAATATCGAAGCATTTGAAAAAGAAAAGTTAAGGTTACTCGAAAAGTACGCGACTCCAGATATACCAATCGAAGAAACTCCAGATGCAAATAAGAGTAAAAAAAGAGATGAAAAAGGCTTAGTAATAATACAACCCGAACAGATGGAGCTCCTGGAGATGTTGCCTCCAAAGCTTATCGCAGTTAATAAACCTTTAAAAACCTTACAAGATTCTGGAGTAGAGACGATTGAGATATTTAAAGAGGTCTCACAAACTATGGTCGACGTTGCAGATTCATTCGGTAACTCATTCGGTCAAATGATTGTAGGGGCACAAACAGCAAAAGAAGCATTTAGAGAGTTTGCGATTAGTGCTATTCGTTCAGTCTTGGCAGTGGCAAAAGCAAACGTTATCGCGAATGCAACAAGTACGACAAATTTAGCAAATTTATTTAGTGGGGGTTTAACCTCTCCAGGGTTTGCGCTTATTGGTTTGGCTGCATTAGATGTACTAGCTCAAAATATCCCAGCGCTTGCCGAGGGGGGGTTAATTTACGGTCCTAGTCTCGCGCTCGTCGGGGACAACAAAAACGCGAGTATAGACCCCGAGGTTGTCGCTCCTCTCTCAAAGCTCAAGGGGATGCTAGGAGGCAACGCTGTGGAGGTATACGGGCGTATCTCAGGAGATGATATTGTACTAAGTAACTCAAGAGCTTCACGAGACAGAAACAGATTTTAAATGAGTTATACTATAGCAACATCTGAATTTACAGATTTAAAAAATACAGATTGGAAGGTTAAAATTGTTTCGCTCGATAGTCCAGCGATTAACTTACCTTTCAACCTGGGACCAGATGGGTTCAGCTTAACATATGATTTTGATGAGTACGACAGATGCAAACCGATTGTAGGGAGTAGAGTACAGATAACTCTATACCATCCCACAACAACTCCAGATTCTGCACTTTTTGACATTGTATATAACGCTCTCGACACATCGGAGGAGGGGACCTTTCGTATAGAGATATACAGAGACCCAGACTCAGTAAATGAGCTGTGGTGGGCTGGTGCGATAATGCCTGAACAAACAGTTATACCAGACGACTATCCTCACGCTCCAGTTACTCTCACAGCGGTTGATGGTTTAGCTAATTTAAAGGGCATTGACTACAATAACGACGGAGCAGCGTACACTGGTACAGCTCTCGTCCTTGAGCACTTGCATAACATCATCCAGAAGCTACATATTAGCGATATTTGGACCGCTTCAGATGTAGAGCTAAAGTTTTTCGAGGATTACATAGGTAAGGAGTATAAAGACTACATCGCTGGAGCTCAGAACAAGCAGCTCGAGAATGCGCAAATATCTCATGAGGCTTACTATAATAAGGATAGTGACGGAATAAAAAAATACTTTTCAGCTTATGAGGTACTCGAAAGTCTCGCGATAACATTTAACGTCTCTGTGTTTATGGCTCAGGGCTCTATCTGGTGGGCTCCTTTGGGAGCTATTCAGTCACACGCATCGAATGCCACATCGATTGCTAACTTTATGATGGGAGATGGGACAAGGACATACAACACAGTTGCAAACGTTACAACGGGGGCGATATTTGGCACTAACTCCGCGCAATGGGAGAAGCTCAAAGGATGGGAGAGAACAAGCGCGCCAGCATTTAAGGAGGTAAAGAGAACTAGGAATTATCAAGGTACTTATTCGATTATTCAAGATTCAAATTATACACAAGCTCAAATTGTGGCTTCTGATGTGCTATCAGATGAGGATATCGAATACCAAGCAAATGAGAGATTTATTATAAGTGGAACGCTATTTTATCAAGCTGGAAGTTTTGGATATATAAGTCCAGACATTGACAGACTCGCAAGAGTTAAACTCGATCTTACTATAAAAGTAGGAGACGCTGGAGGTACAACAAATTACCTAAAACGTAACTATGCATTCGATTCAAATTTACCATCTCCTTTTTGGATGTGGGATTATTTGCCTCCTCCAAATTATCCACAAGTTACACCGTACGGCTGGGATTACGAGGAGGCATATTTGCCTCTATTTGTAGACAGCGTTTCCTGGAATAATAGCGCATCAACATATACAATTTTAACATTTAACTTTGACAAGTCAACTGGTACAAGAGATATAACAGATTTAGATCCCTTTACATTTTCAGAGTTAAACCTGGGGAGTCCACCTTTAAATGGTATAAATGGTTTACCTTTTACCTTTACAACTCCAGAGCTCCCCGCAGATGCAAGCGGATTGCAAATCTCAGCAGCTTTAACTGGTGTAGACCATGAAGGAGTAGAAGATACGACTATCGGAGCTTCAACAAATGCTTATGGAGCTATTCAATACAGGATTGATAATTTACGAATAACAAAATACAGCGAGGAGCAAGCGCAAGAGTTTTCTACGATTGATCTTACAGCGACAAATCCAGATAACGCTCGTTATGATATAGACCAGGGCACTACGCTTATAGGAGACGAAACTTCAGATTTCGATTTAGGCACTATTAATATTAATAACGGTACAAGCTATGTAAACTCTTCGGAGTGGACCAATTTACAAAGCTCTACATCTGAGCTCTCTATAAATGGTTTGGGAGTGCGTGAGAGGCTCGCAGCAAATAAGACAGCGAAAAGGATTGAGAGAGGTACGTTATACCAGAGAGGGTCGACTTATATACATCCTTACACGATATTAACCAACTCAGCAGATAGCGGAAACTTTTACCAGGTTACAGGGCTTTCCTATATAGCGAATCGATGTGAGTACGACTTGCAATGTATGTTCCTATCTCGTGAGATAACAGGAATAACAGTTGCAGAAGATAATCCAGGCGGTAAAGGTCCAGCTAGACCTCCAGACGTTTTACCAACAACCAAAGGACCAGAACAACAAAGCGTTATATATGATAACTCCACAAAGCTCGGTTTCGTTACTACAGATACCTACGGGATTACTCAGGTAACTACTTCGACAGGTTCTTCTGCTATAGACATAAGCTTACCTATCTCAAAGTCTGGAGGAGGAGAGGAGCTCGTGACTATAAACGCCTTAGGTGCTATGGCTCCTCTTGCAGATGGTGCATCGGGTGAGTTTCTGAAAACGAATGGAGCTGGAGCTTTGAGCTGGGCAGCTGCTGGAGGTGGTGGCGGTGGTGGCTGGTTTGGCTCCACTTCTCTTCTCAAAGTGATGCCCTGTGAGTTCATGGCTAACGATGACGCGCCCTCACGCGGTGGTTATCAAGGTTTATATATTGAAGATGATACAAGCGGAATACAGGGAGTAAGAGTAACTCACGCGAATACAGAGATGTATGTTATGAAGGCAATCCCTACAGGCTACAAAGCTACTCATGTACAAGTCTATGGATCAACAGGAGTTATAAACGGTGTCGAGGTGTATATGTTCAGACACACTACAGGGTCATCCGTTTCTCAAGGTACAGGAGACATTAACGCATTGATTGACATAACAGATATATCGTCTACAGTATTGAATAACATTAGCGTTAAGGTTCTACCAGGAGCTACAACTATAATAATATACGGAATAGATATAACAATCGCAGCGATATGACATTAGAAGAACTTACAGCACTCATGGAGAAGATGGAGAAGGCGTTAACAGAAACAGCTGGAGCAAATCACTCAAAGCCATGATGGACGCTAAAATGTGGGGATTAAACCTATTATGGGCTACGTGGGGCGCAGCTGTATGGCTTGCGGACCTTAACTATATCATTGCCATAATTGGGGGCGTGACTCTTATTTGGGTAAACGTCGAGAAGGCAATCAC